ATTAGATAGTCATATGAATATGTTGTTCCATCATATTTTTCAGCTTGAGATGCCGTTAAATACATTTGCCACTGATCATCGTCGATAGCTGATATTGATAATATATCACCATCTACTGAACCTAGATATTGCAAATAATCTCCAGATGCAGTTGGATGAGTTTCTGTAATTAATGCATAGTAAGTAGAATCAAAACGTTTTATTTGAGGAACTATCGTATCTTTGCTACGTTCTAATACATTTGGTTGTATTAATATACCAGTAAGTTTATCAGCTCGAGCCGGAAGTAATTGTTCCAATTGTTTGAAAAATGACAAATCAAACAATGTAAACATTTTGATATATGCATTGATATCATTTCTGTCTGCATATTTTTTCCAATATCCTTGTGCTGCTTGAATCAATCTAGGATATGATTTTGCTTCAGTTTCTCCCGGATCGCCAATATATTGATCTAAATCTGTAAATCCTAGTTGTGCAATGATATCTTCATCAATCATTGTTTGTGGAGAAAAATATACTCCTAATTTTTTACTGTCTAATGGCGCTCGATCAAATTGGCTACGTTCTGCTCTAGTTTTAACATCTAACGTGCCAACTAAATCATTTGATTCAATTCGTATTTTGTTGTCATCAAATGTACCAGCCCCTAATGATATAGCATCATAATAATATGTTTCTTCAATTGAATCATATGGTGTTGCTAATGACCAACCCGTAAATGATGCAGATATACTAGATGATACTGGCTGCACTCCAGGTAAACTACCTGTTTGTGCGTGATTTATTTTTTGAGTAAGAGGTAATCTAAATAATAATTCATCATATGCATCTACGTTACCATTATATGCTGCAGGTGCTTTAACGTGATTATCAAATGCAAAATCTTGCAAACTAGAAGACCATAAACGAAGTTCTTGAAGTTGACCTACAAATCTACTACCGCCCGTTGTACCGCCTAATGTTACGATACCTGTTGATGTAAATGATGCTGTTGTCGACGCAGAAACTGCTGCAACAATTTTTCCGTATTTAGATTTTTTAGTTATTAAATCTAAGTTAGTTCCATTAGTTCGCAGTACCGTTGTAAGCCATTCATCATTATAAATTTCAATTGCAGCAGAACCAGTACCATTAATTTGCATAGTACCTTTATTGCCGCTAGTAAAATCAATTGTTACAGTGTTTGAGCCTACTGTTAACAGATTCATCGTATTAGGGATAAATGGATTTGCTACAATATCATCTGTTCGGAAACGCAGTTCAACCGCATTAATAGGTGCTGTATAATTTACAGTAACAAGACCAGCTGCACTTCCACTTAAATCTAATGCATAATCAAAATTCAATTTTTCATATACCGGAGCTCTTTCTAATCTTGGTCCGCCATATTCATTGATTGATATCATTGATTGTGGAATTCCATAACATGATAACAAGGCTTGAACACTGCGTTTAGTACCTTTAGATTTTAAAAGTAATGGCAAATTATTTACAATTCTTCTCCATATGGTATATGTTCTATCTTTAGCAGACATCGATGTACCATTAACAGAATTAGAACCTGTTTGTGGTACACCTGCTTCCGTAGTACCTAATACATATGACCATAATTCTTCTTGTTGATTTCCATCGATCAAGTCCCAACCAAATTGTTTTGCTACATTAAATAACAATTCATTTGGCATTGCATATTTAGGATTTTCTTCGCGTTTATGAATTCTAGATACATGATTAATATAAGAATATAAAATATCATAATGATGTCCTAACATTCTTACAAACGTAATCATTTGAATATTTTTTGAATCAAACCGAATAAATTCTGGCAACAAATATTCCAATGAATTCAAATTAAATGAATCATATAATGATGCAGAATCTATTAATCCATCAAACCAATTAGTAAACTGACTACTAGTGACAGGATATAATATATATGGATATGTAGATGAAGATTTAGGAGCTGGCTGAATATAGCTGCCTGTCATATCTGCATATACGGCATTTTCTTTTGCAATATCATATGTAGTTATATTTGATGATGATTCATAATATAAATACTTTTCAAATCCATCAAATCCACTAACTAAATTAGTACGATATAACTCATATTCAGACGCATTTGCAATTGCGTTAGCTCCGGATATTTGAGATATTAATACACTTTGAGATGTATAATACTCTAATAATTGTAATTTATATTTAAAATTATTTAAACGTTCTGTTGCTGAGCTATAAAATATAAAATTATTAAAATCAGAATAATCTATATTTAATTGAATTCCAGACAAACTTCCAGAAAAGTAATTGTCAATGATTTGTTGCGATGTTTGAGTTGATGATCCTAATAATTCTGTCCAAGTTTTAAAACCGGTATCTGAAGTTAAATTTAATGTATTATTTGCTTGCCAATTAGGATTAGCTAACGCTTTATATGTTTTGGAAAAAGCTTTCGCTATAATTGATACTAAATCAATATATGTATCTTTTTGTTCTTCAACTATCCAACATTTAAAATTTACGTCAATATCTGCAGACAAAGGTTCTGCTAATTTAACATATAAATATTCTCCAATAACAACGCTATTAACAAATAAAACACAGTTATTTCTACTAAAATTTAACAAATAATTTTTATAAAATCTATCTGTTGTTTGTTTAACGGTTTGTACATATGATGTAATTTGCGTTAAAAACTGCGGATCATCTGCATCAATAGCACGTAATCTTAATTCCGTACGATCTGGAGAAATTTCATCGATACGTAAATGTTGTAAATCATAACTACCAATTAAATTTTTAAAGAAATTAACAGCAATTCGAAATGTACCTGCAGTTAATTTTAATCGTTCAAATTCTGCATATAAATCAATAGCTAAAGGTTGCGCCGGGAATTGAATTAAGGCATTTGTTTGTTTATTGCGATATTGTGGAATTTTTGTATTTAGTTGTATGCGATGATTACCCGTAATCCAAGTATCGCCGGCATATACGTGCATTTCAACACGCTGATCTTCCGTTTGTTTATTTATTTCAGTATTAAAATAAATTGCCTCTTCGGCATCAAAACTAGCAAATTCTGTTTTACTACGAGATAAACGTTCTGCAGATATAGAACCTGAAGCTGCTTGGATTTGTTCGATATTTTTATATTGTGTTATCATTCTTTTTGTCTTTATGAAAATATAAATTCATCAGAGCCAGGTATTTTCTTTCCTATTTCAGTTACAATTTCGTTAAATGCTGCATCATATGTAACAGAGCTTAATGTTACTTCTTCTCCGCCGCCTTGTATGTTATATACGCCTGATTTATTATCAATTCCAAATAACGGAGGACTTGTTGGTATATCAACTGCTTCGATTTTCCAATAAGCTTTATCATTTATTGAATATGCTGGATTACCAGATACAACATTTAAAACAAAATAATCATCTTCAACAAAGTCATCAGCATTTAATATGAATTCCATTCCTAAAATAGGATATGCACTAGTTCTAGTTCCTAAAGTATCTATTTGAGGTATCGGAAAAAACCATGGTCTATAAGATTTAATATTATCACGATTAAGTCGTAATACAAAACCGGTAGTTAATGATGTGTTATCTCCTACAAATTGGGTTTGAATAGTAAATTTCAAAGTTTTATTTTGTCGTTGCAACGTATCAATTACATCTTTAGTTAACGTATACGCATTAATTCTAGTTTGATTATCACCACTAAATGGAAGTTCTTTAAATCCTTTCGATATAAATCCTGTATTGTAAAACCAATTACTATCATATGATGTATTAATACGATCCCATGGTGATGGCTGATTTTTATCATCAACGTTAACAGGAAGTTTTAATTCTGTTGTAATAGTATCTTGTTCCAATTCCGGAATTGTTAAATCAATATCAACATCTGTATCATTAATAATTCGTACCGTTGCAGGAAATTTAAAGTATTGAAATTGAGTATCTAAAACTTTTAAAACCGAATTGAGTGTTATACGAGTTGCAACTGGTTCAATTATAAGAAGTGGATTTGTTTCTGAACCTTCCTGTAATTGTATATTGCCAGCTTCATCTCTCGGAACGATATTCGTATCATTTGATGTTACAGTTAGGTTACCTTGATATTTTGCTACCTGTTGTAATTGAATTGGGTCGCGTAATCTAGGGTTTAATCGAATCGGTCTTAACATTATCTAACTACTTTAAAATATACATCGTCATCTACATACTGTTCCGTAAATCCATCTTTGATTTTGAATTGTAAACGATAATATCGTTCTGGCATAAAACCATTCATATCAATATAAATGTAATTACTAGTATTATCACAACTTACTTTAGTATAAATATCATCGTATGGAATTATGGTTTCATCTGTAGCAGCATCCAATATCGTATAAAATGTATTTGCTGGTAAACGTTTAATGTTTTGTGTTGGAAATAAATTTGTAGGAGATTTTTGTGGATATTTATCACGTGCATAAACACGTAATTTAATAATTTCAGTGTCTCGATATTCCGGTTTTAATTTAGTAAATACCGTATATGATTCTAAATCAGCAGCTGATAATGAAGATGAATATGCAGTATCATTCCAATACATTGTTAGTTTAGGAACATATATTGTATGAGTTTCTTTACTAAAAAAGTCAATATACCCCGTTACTGCATCATTTAATTCATC